CTAAAAATCCAATTTCAGGAGCATCTTTAAAAGGCACTAAATTACGTACAAATATAATTTTGTCCATAATTCCTTTTTGAATTAAATCTAATGCATGAAGAAGCATAATAAAATCTTTTCCACCACCTGGAACACCAGTTAATATTTTAACAGCAATATCTTGATTTTGTAATAAATCAAAAGCCATCTTTTGTTCCAAATTATAAGGTTGGATTTTTTTATTTAGAAAATTATTTTTGAAATTACTCCACTTTAAGGTTTCATACTTTTCTCCTGTCCATCTTAAAACATCTTTTAAATCTTCGCCCTCATAAATTTTACAATATTCATTAATTGCGGCAGAAAGTGTGTTTTTTGTTGGGTCTGAATAAAGTGCTATTAACTCTTCTTCATTAGGAGCAAAGTTTTTCCAACCAGAATATTCTTCTTTTTTCTTATCTTTTTCGGGAGTAAAATAAGTAGTTTTTAAACCTAATGTTTGCGCAAATGTTAGTTGCGCGCAATCACTGGTTATAAAATTAACTTCATTATATTTATTTAAAATTAATGCTTCACAAATCATTTTGTGGTCATTAATATTCATTAAAAAATTATTTTTCTTTAATAACTTTTCTATTTCTTTTTGAGAAATAGTAGTTATTGCTATATTAGATTGAATAATTGTACGAATAGCATCTCGCGCTTGATATTTTACATGCTCATTACCATTAGTTTTTAAATTTTCTAATTCCATTAAAACTAGTGGACTTAAATATATATGTTCTTTTTCATATAAAAATAAAGCACCGTTAAGCACGGCGCTTGAATCTATAAAATATATCATATAATCACGTCCCAATAATCTCATCAATTAATCCATATTCTAGCATTTCTTCAGCAGAAATATACCATTGTTTTCTATGGTGGGCATCATATAGTTCTTCAGAAATATTAGTATTTTTAATAACATAATCACGTATTTTCCTATCTATACTCCTATTAAAATCTACAATATCATCAACAGTAGAACTTTCACCGCCAACATAGGTTTGGCCGCTATGGAATAGAGCAAAGGAAAAAGGATATGCTTTTTTAGTGACATTTGGATTTTTATTTCCAGAACTTAAAATAATAGTTCCCATACTGCAAGAATAAGATGGTACAATAATTTCTAATGGCTTTTTATAATTATCTATTACATTACAAAGCATTAAGCCATCTGCAACAGAACCACCAGGGGTATTAAGTATGAGTGTTACCGGTGAGGCTATATTATCAGTTTCAAATTCTTTTAATGGAAGAACTACTGTTTCTAATATATTTTCATCAATTTCGGAATTTAAAACAATAGTTCTTCTATTTAATAAATTATTAAAATATTGATACATAATTGGGTCTAATGTAGAAGTTGATTCTGCAAAGCCCAAAAATTCTAAGTCGCTCATAAGTTCCTCCTCGTTGCCGAAGGGACAACTGTTTTAAATTTAGGATAGAATTTTTTCTAATGTGCAATCTTCTGGATCTAAATCATTTTTACGAATACTTTTTAAATAGGGATGTCGCACTGATAAAGTTCCAGAAGCTTCACTTAGTGCCATTCCTCCAATTGTTGCTGGGCATAGATAGTATTCTGTATCAAAATTATCGCGCAAATCAGTTTTTAAATCGTCGGTTAAATTTGATACTTTGCATAATGAATATATCTCGTGATTATTATTATATACACCGCAGAATACTGCCCCAGGCCAATCATAATAATAATTACGAGTAATAGGCTCATAAGGGCCGCCTAATTGATATTCACCGAAATAGTCACCACAAACTTTTTCATTTGTACGTGTATTGCGCCAATATTGCCAATTACTTAGTTCTTTACCTTCATAATTTTGCTTACATTTATCAAGTCCAATAAAGAATACATCTAATAAATGTTCAACTTCAGTTTTAATTTTTAAAGTTTTATGCGCGGTGCGTTTTCCCGGTTGTGGTAATCCATCATGGCGATAACAAACCACACCTTCACCGCCGTTTTCAAAAATTTCAGCTAATTTATCATATAAGGTTGAATCTACTGGATAATATGGAACGTATGATACAAGAGGATTATTAATGCGTTCAGCCGCGAGTTTTACAAATGCTTGTCGTTCTATCCAAGGCGTATTCATTAAATCAATTCCATCATAATACCAGACATCAAAAATACGCCATTTAAGTTTTTGATTACGAAATTCATTTCCTTCAATATCACGTTTATCTTTTGGAGTAAAACGCACTTTATTTTGTGCTTCTAAATAATATTCATTGTCTTGAATACTTTTAGATTTTTCTGTACTCGCGCGCAAAACAGAACCAACTTGTCTATCAATACCATTGTCATAGTAGATTTCAGCCATAATGCGCGTTGGTTTATCAAATGCCGCAGCAATTGAATCAAAGAAAAATAATCTATCTTCAAGATGACAATATTCTTTTGTAACGGTTGATTTACCACGACTGATAATGCTTTTCTCTCCATCAAAATCGCAAATAAAAGCACTATAATTGCCATCTGTTTTTAATTGATAATAATAATTACCAGAAATAATCATGGATTGGATTTCATTTTCCCGTCTTTCTTTGGAATAAGAAGAAGGAAAAGACCAATATTTTTCCGGAGATAATTCTCTTAATAACATATATAAACTCCTTTATAGATGCCAAATATTTAATAATTCTTTAGCTGATTCTTCTAACTCTTCCAATGAACCGCGATTTTCAATAATCCATTCAAAAGGGAAATTATCTAACTCACATTCACTAATATGATTTAATTGTTCTTTTGTCATATTTGGATTAACGTAAGAAGAACCATCTTGATTATATCGCTCTATACGAATGGTTTCACAATTGATATTATGCTCAGAAATAGTTTCAAATTCATTTTGAAATCGTAAATCTGGGATGATTACGCAGTCCCATTCATTTGCGGCCGAAATAAATTTGGCAATTATTTCCGCCCAATATGTAGGGTAATGTGTGCGCATAATTGTAGTGCCAATTTTTTGTAATAAAGCGCGGCCTTCTGGTCTAGTTTTATCCCCATCCCAGTTATAATAACGTTCTGCTATCCATTTTACTGGATCAGCAAAAGAAATAATTAATGTTTTCGCGCCATGATCTTGTAAAATTTTATACATCATTCGCGCGATAGTATCTTTTCCGCTTTGGCTTTTGCCGCTAATCATTATCACTTTCATTCTTTATTTGCTCCAACTTTAATTTAAAATAAAAGTCAATAAAATCTTGTAGCTTTTTATCTTCACAATTATTAGCTAAATCTGCGATATAATGTGCGCACTCTTTTAACTCATAATTAGAGAAAATTTCATCTATATAATTACTTAATAATTGTTTTGCTAGTACCGGAATATCAGCAAATAACTCAACCATTTTTGTTCTCCTTAGATATTTGAGCAACAGCATTAAAAAATGCTTGCGCTTGCTCCTTATCTTCTAATACTAATTTATATTTAGGAATAGGTGGCAGCCTTTCATCATCATCAGGAAATTCAAAAATATAGTATTTCTCTGGTTCTGGATCGGTTTCATTATTGCAGCTCATTCTACTGCATAAACATTTTCCAGTCTTTTTGCTAAAAATTTTAGTAGCAATATGATAGCGTCCTATTTCCTCTATTACAATATTGCGACTTTCTGGATTGATTTGTTCTACAAAGCTTCCATAATCCGCTCTTGTTACTTCAAAAATACTTTCATTTAGCATAATTAACCTCGCCAATTTATTTTTAGTGTTTCTGCTTCTAATTGCGCGAGTTCATCACATTTTTCGTTCCAATAATCGCCTGAATGTCCTTCTACTTTTCTTAATTCATACCAAAAATTATCAAAGTAAGGTACAATTTCTTGCCATAAATCTTGATTAGCAACAGGCTTTTTATTTGCGTTCATCCATCCATTTACTCGCCAATTAACATACCATTCTTGGTTATAACAATTTACAGCATAAGCAGAATCACTATAAATAATTACTCGTTCTCCAGTTTTTCGGGCAGTTTGTGCATATTTCAAAGCCTCAAGAATTGCTGTTAATTCCATTCGCTGATTAGTTGTCATTCCAACGCTACCCGAACGATGATAAAAGTCTATCCCATCACGTAAAGCATAAAAAGCCCAACCTCCAAATGTAGAACGTTGTCCCATTTTTTTAAGCGAACCGTCCGTATAAATTTCTAACGGCATAATTTTTTCTTTGCTTCTTTTTTCCACAAAACTGTCCTCCTTTTCTTTTATTATATAACAAAATTAAAAAAAAGTCAAGAAAGAGGCATTAAGCCTCTTTCTCTTCTTCCATTTTTAATTCAGGTAGTCCAGCTACACTTGTTAATAAACTTAAAATTCCAGCTAATACAGAAGCGGAAGCTACAACAGCCCAATTTACTTCTGAAATTACAGCGCTAGTTCCAATAGTGGCAACTGCTGTTTGAGCGACTGTTTTTAGTGCGCGAACGCCTGCGGCGGCGAACCATTTCTTAAAGTTAGTCATTTATAGTCCCTCCTTATTTTGTAGGAAATCATTTTTTTTGGTTCTTTCTTCATAGAGTTCTTGTATATATTTATACTCTATATCAAATTCACCATTAGCATCGTTTGTTTTTCTTAATAATTCAATATATTTTTTGTTTAATTTGTCTATATGCCTAAATTCATCTTTAGTGTGTCTTCTACCATTATGACAGGAGTTTGCAAAATCCAATATTTCCCAACGAATACGGTCTTTTTCATTTGTCATAGCATCCCATTTTACGTCGTTAATTTCAGTTTTAAGATTATCAATTTTTGTTTCTAATTGATCAATCTTGTTAATTTTTGTTAAAATATCGTCCATTTTACTGCAAGCGTCATTTGTAATAGCTTTTCCTATCCATTTAACTACAGCAGTCCAAGGATTAATTTTTATTGGCACTATTTGTATAATTGATGGAATACCTAATATAAATAACCAAAGATGATTGCCTATCCATGCCCACACTTGTTGGGCGACACTAGGTTCCATTTTTTTCACCCCCGTTTGTATAGAGATTGGGTATTTCTCCATTGAATATGTGATTATATATAGAATTATTTATAATAATTTATTATTAATATTTAAAAGCATTAGGAATAGCCTCAAAAATATCTAATATTCCCGCTAAAAAAGTAATTTTTATATCTATATTTTCTTTATCATTTGCTAATTTTTTTACTGTATCCCATCTGTCTTGAGCAAGTGACATCGTAGTATAACTAGGAATATTTTTTTTAGTAATATTATTTATAATTGTAATATTATTGGTGATGTTATCTAATTTACTTAATGTAATAATTTGTGAAGAAATATCTCTATAAGCCATTAATAAATTATTGTAAACTGTCGTATAAACTAAAGAAGCGGGAACAAAATGACCACCTTGTAAATTAAATAAATGTACGGCAGAAGGTGAAAATCCTATTTTTTCTGTAGTATCTTGTAAAAATTTTTTTGAAGCTGTAAAGCCTTCATCAAATAATATCATCATCGCACCACCAAGTAAATAATGTGCTAAATCATCTTGCAAGTCAGATGCAATACTATCGGGTCCACAGTTAGCTAAAACAAAAAATAATAAACTATAATCAAGACGAGAAATACCTCCTGTGTCATACATATTTATAACATTTTGCAAAATTTTATCAGCATTACTGCCCAAACTTTCTCCCATAAAGCCGAGAGTGCCACCATGTACGTAATCTTTTACTTGAACCCCACCAGTAATTAAATTATTTAATTGATTTAGTACATAATCAATCTTTTGATCTAATTCATTTCCACTATAAAATTTTTGTAATTCTTCAATAATATTCATTTTTAAATCACGCAATTCTTCCATATAAATTGCTTTTTTCATAAGGGTATCTACTTTATCACCAATAGT